GTTAGGCGTTCGGTGGCGGAGCAGATAAGTCACGCTAGTGAGAGAGGACGGACGCGCAACGAAGCATCAACGCCACCGAACTATGGGTACCCGATAGGAATGGTACCTCATTGCCTAACAAGTCACCCACCAGTAGCCCAAAAAGAAACTGGTGGGTGAACCTTTTATTTAGTCGAGGCGACTGCCTGTGTAAGCGGTGATTCCGTACTTGTTAAGCACTTCAGCAAACGCTCCAGCAAACGCGCTCTTACGGTCTACGCTCTGTCCAAACTCTCGGACCCAAATCTCGTAGCCACCGTAGTAGCCCTTGCTGCCGATGCCTTGAGTCTTGAGCCAATTCACAAACGCACCTCGCGCTGGAGAAATTGTTACCCAAGCGAATCCACACAATCCATCAAGAATGTATGTTTTCTTAGTGAAGTCAATGTCGCTTCCAAGTGGAGTAGTTGGAGAACCAACCACAAACTTTGGTGTGTCTGCATCGTTACCCGCTGCAAGACCAGCCTCGTATGCCTCGCGATAAATCGCTTTGCATTGAGTCTTTGTTAGAGCCTTCTTCTTTTCAATAACTGCTGTAGTCATTTTGTATCCCCTCTCTTGGTTACAAAGTAAGTATATCAAACCCTAGTTAGTTATGCAACCTTCTGAGTCTTGATTGCCTGAACGATTGCTCGTAAAACTTCAATTGGCAACTGATTAACTCGGTCATATTCGCTTACATATTCTCCGCTGTATTCCTTAATGACAGCATGGAATTCGTGCAATGCTGGGCGATAAACTTCAGCATCAAACTTCTCGCGCTCTGCTTTTTCGATTGCAGCCTTTGCAAGCCAAATCTTTCTTTGTGCTTCGTATTCAGTCTTTTCAACTTCAAACTCTGCCCATGGCTTAAACAACTGGCTTAACTGAACAACCTTTTCGTAACCTCCGTCAGTCTTAACAAGAACGCCTTGACCCTTGCTGACTTTGTATGATTGGTAGGTTCCCTTTTCGTAATGCCCTACTGAAGCGATGGTTACTTTCTGAAACCCGTAATCGCCAATTTCTGCGCCACGGCTTCTGTTGAAAGCCCACTCTTGACCGATTGCTAGTTCGATTCTCTTAGCCATTTTGTGTCCTCTCTCGACCTTGTATAACCAGTATACCCTACTGGGGTTAAGAATTCAACTTAAAGGCTTGAGCCTTGCGTCGAGCGTGTCGTTTGTCAGCCTCTTCAGCCAGCAACCTCTCGCGCTCGAGCCTACGGATACGGGCTAGTGAGGCTTCAGAGACCTTTAGAGGCTCTTTGAACTTCGTCCATGATGGAATTAACACTAGAACCACCGCCCTGTCTCTATTGACCCTACAATCCCGAAAACACCCACAATTGCCAGCGCTATCACAGCGCCCTCGAAATTATCTGCCCAGCGACGACCTTTGGCGCTTAGACGGATTCCTTTTCGTGCTAATCGATTCTCTATCATGATGCCTCCCTCTCTTTGATTGGTCGAACTAATCCGTATTCCTCCATTGAAGCGTCCAACTCACAACGGAAGCAATACGCCTTGCCTTTGATGATGGTGATTCGTAATTGACCACCGCACATGTAACACTTCATTTTTCCCCCTCTTGTTGTTTCTCACACCATCGACACATTCCTGCTCTTTTAATTTGAATCGGAGTGTGTGGCTCTGTTCCGCATTTAGGACACTTCATTGCTTCACCTCACATATAACCTCGGATTCACCGCGACCTGTAAGAACTGCCACGATGTCGTTCTTGGAAACCGTCCTCTCTAAGATGATTCCCTTTTTGCCAAAGCGATTGGCAAAAAACTCTGCCTTGGACTTATCTAAAGTCCATGACAATCCATCCTCGTTGATACCTTTTTGGCATCCGCGATAGATAGTTACCTCTTGAGCAAGCGCTCGCAAGATGTTGTCCTCCTCTTCGTCCATCATGTAATGACGATTCGGACGCTGTGAAGCCAACAACTGTTTCCACTCTTCAAGGTATGCGTACTGATTCTCTGTATCAATCCACACTTCGCTGAGAAGTTTCCAGTAATCGGTATCGCTCAACTTGTCAGCAATCTTGATGAAAGCCTCAACTCGAAATGGGCGCTCGAACAACCAAACAAATTGTTTGTAATTCTTGTCCGCAATTGCTTTTTCCACGGCTTTTGTTTTCTGTGCAAAATAAGCATTAGCACTACCGTTTGAAAAGAATGGAACTTGATAGACAAGGGGATGACGCAACATCATCCAGCCAATATCGCTTTGCTCTAGGTATGGAGTAAGGGCAGGGTGAAGTGTCTCGCTGTGTTCAGCGACCATCTTCGCCATCAATTCTTCTACTTGAGTCATGATGCCCTCCTCTTCTGATGCTTATTATTCAGTATTTTCAACTGCTGGTCAAATGAAACGCCGTGCTTCTCTGCAAGATTTCTTGCAATCAAGTCAGCAATCTCTTGAGCAAACGCTATTTCATCCTTTTGCTTTTGGATGCTCTCTGCGCTGTGTGCCTCACCATTGAAGTAGTGGGTGACAACTTCTCTTTCAATTGTCCATTGAAGGTTGAACCACTCTGTCACCGCTGAACGCTCTGTCTTGATAACTCTTGTCCACTTGCCCTCTTTGTAAGTCAAGAACTCACCTGATGCTGTTGGAGCGTTTGCCTTTTCCTTGGCAATTCGTGCAGCCTTTTTTGCATCGCGCTCTGCTTTTGCAGCAGCCTTTGCAACCTTGTCCGCTGTCACGATTCGTGATGGACGATTCAAAACCTCGGCTGGAGCAGATGGGTAGCAGATTGTGCAAGCATCCTTACCAGCATCCTCGACGATAGTTTTCTCATCATCGTTGCTGTACTGGATTAACCATTGGTATCTAGTTGTTGGAAAGCATGTTGAGCAATCCATTGAACTGTGAACATGTCCGTTGCTGTTGATTACTAAGAACGCTCTTGTCCATGGGTCTTGGTCGTAAATCGCATTTAACTTGCCGATTTCGATATTGACCTTGAAAATCTGTGACTTAATCTTTGCAACCTTCTCGATAGATTCTTGAATCTTCTCTACTGAAGTTGGGTAATACTTCTCGTAAAACTTAACTGAATCTTCAGCACTCTCTAACTTGCTGATTAAATCCCAACGCTTGTCATACCAAGATGACAACTCAGTATCAATCTTGACTGCGAACTCTTTTGTCACGCTCATTGGGTCTCCTCTCATTTACAACCCCAGTTTAGCATGATTTAGCCAATTGGTACAATAGGAACCTGTCGTGTCCCAAGTGACCCCAAACGAGGGGTCTCGAATTGCGATTATCACGAATCGTTATAGTTTGCTTTCTTGCCTTCGGCTGGCTCATGATTCCCTCAGATTCAGCGAGCGCGGACGGCTCTTGGCAATCGGTCAGCAATGGCAATGTTTCGGGCGATTCGATTCAATTTGATTACCGAGGCGGAAGCGCTTCTTATTCGATGAATGTCCCTGACGGCTCGACTGTGACCGTGGCAATCAATAACACAATTGCAAACTGCATTGGAAGTTGCTCACCTATTGCTGATTCTTGGAGCGCTTCCATCAATGGTCAAGGCTCTAGCGGAAATTCAATCGAGCAGACCAGTATTAGTTCTACGGTTTCGGGTCAAGTAACAATTAGCGTTTCGGGAATTGATAACGGTTTTTGGGCTGGATGGTACGGACCAATCTTTACTGTTTCGGTGAGTTCTCCTGCTCCTGCCCCAGCACCCAGCCCCAGCCCTTCTTCAGAGCCGACTCCTTCGCCTTCTCCGACATCTGAACCTTCTCCATCTCCGAGCGCCGAGCCAACGCCGACTCCAACTGTTGAACCTTCACCTGCTCCCACACCAACTGAGACCGCAACTGCTCAACCTCAGCCTTCACCGACTCCATCTCCTGAACCGTCACCAACGGCGAGTCCTTCACCAACACCGACGGAACCAACTCCCAATCCTTCTCCCTCACCTCAACCAACATCGGAACCATCGCCCTCAGCGACTCCAAGCCCTGAACCTTCTCCAACTCCGACTGCTCAACCTGAACCGAGCCAGCCACCTGCGCCGTCCACAACTGAACCCACACCTTCGCCATCACCTACTCCAATCCCTGAACCAAATCC